CTGGTCCCTATCTTAAGGCGCTCACGAAGCGCCTGAAGAAAGTGTGGGGACCGCATCACTGGATTTTCTATGGATCAACTACGCCCGAAAACCTGGATGAGTGGCTAAACACGATCGCGGACTGCGAGACCTTTTTCTTCGCAGATTATTCCGCGTTCGATGCCACCCATTCGCGGGAGAGCTGGGCGCTGATCGAGGGTCTCTACGAGAAGGTGTTCCCCAGGAAGGACTATCCAGAGCTCTGGCGCGCAATTGACGTTTGGCGCAAGCCAGTGGGGAAGTGCAAACTCCGGAGGGACAAGATCCAAATCAGCTATCGAGCCCCGGTATGCAATGCCTCGGGCAGAGACGACACAGCGTTGGCCAACGCACTACTGAATGGACTGTGCTTGTCGGCCGCCTTCGCTGCAGAGCTCGCAGGCGTTGAACTGGAGGATCTCAAACCAGAGCACTTTGAGAAAGCGAGTGCGAGCCTACGGATCTCAGTTGTTGGTGATGACTCAATTGTAGGCTGTAGATTTGATGTGACGAAGTACGACGTCGTCAGGCACCTGCGCCGATTCGGGCTTATCGTGAAGTCCGAGACCGCATCGGACATTGCCTGTGTGACGTACCTGGGCCAGATGCCGTACAGGGTTGGCTCAAAGTGGCTGTGGGGGCCCACACTTGGCCGAAGGCTTTTCAAGGCCTACTGGCAGTGTGAGCCGATCGGCCACCCAGTGGCGTGGGTCCGGGGTGTAGCCCAGCAGCTGTCGCTGCACCGCCACGTGCCGATCCTTGTAGAGACAGCGGAAAAGGTCCTGTCACTTACAAAAGGCCCAATCACCACAATGCGGGATGAGAACAAGCCGTGGGCGGCGCGGAACGCCCCCACACCTAACTGGGGACCCGAGACGGTCCAAGCGCTCGCCCGGCGCTACGGTGCTCACCCGTTTATGATCATGAGGGACATAGAAATTGTCAAGAGCATTCAAAGGGTTCCAGCTGTCGTCGACCTTCCATTCGTGGGGGGTTGTGTGGCGGTTGACGACTGCTGACCCGGAAAAGGTTAGGCTGGCGCGCGTAACAAGTGACGAGAAAACGCGTCCAATCCTGGGCAACTTAAAATAGGTTCAGCCCTGCGCGCCCCGCAAAACAATCGATCGATTTTCC